ACGCTTAAAGTCACGCTTTGCCGCGCCTGTTTGCCTTCGCTGCGGTAAAACTTACCTGCTGCTGGCGTAGTGACCAAGGCCGCGCTGTGGCTGGCGGCGTTGATGTTAAGCGCCAAGCTGTCGCCCGCCACCACGCCAGCTGGCGGATGCAAGACATAGACATGGCAAACTTCGCCTTCGGGGTAAAAAGGGCGCTGTACGGTTAAAGGCCCGAAATGGCTAAAGCCATACCAGTAAAGGCTCAACAAGCACAACCAGGACGCAGAGTTGGCAGTGACCGATTTGTAATAACTCCAGGTGTTCACAGCAAAACACTGCCCTATCTGTGCAGACTGTATGATGATTTGTGTTCGGGGCCAGTGCGACAGTTTTTTGAAATCTGCACAGAGAAAAATTTTGGTGGGCTTTACCTGCGCCTGGAAGTCATTTCTGACTGGGGCGATTTTTCGCTGACCCCACACCATGATCACTTGGAAAAGAAACTGTCAGCAATGATCTACACTGATCATCAACAGCTTTATCCCGGCACAGCACTCAGTGACGGATCCCGAGTGGAATCTCGGGACAATCGTTGTTTCTTTTTTGTTCCAGACACTGACACTGTTCACAGTTATCCTGCCACACACTTTGATCAGGTGCGCAGGTGCTTGATGATCAATTACTGGACCTATAACGATCCCATTCAATTGCCTGATCAAACCATTCAGGCGTGATCTGTGTGCCTGGATGTTGTTGCATGTATTGCACAAACATGTCAACAGCCTGATCCTGATTGGGGGTCACTGCTCGAGTCAACTCACTGTTGTACTCGTACCAGAACAATCCGTAGGGTGCATCGGCATCAGTGAATCTAAACAAGAACTGTTGCCCTGGCACGGCACCGCATAGCTGAGCAAATTGATCAAATGTCATCACTGGTTCTAGATCAGCATACAAGTGAGCACGATCTTGGCGTGTGCTCACAAACGCCGACACAGTGACAATTTCAGGCATGCGTTCAAGACATTTCAATCTTGAGTCCCCGGTGCCGGCTTGGAAAGTACCGTCACCGCGATCTTGCAACAACCAAGGTTTCACAATGCCCTGACGTCGAATATCATGCAGCCACATGTTGAGTTTGACCAAGTTGGCTATGTCATAATGACACCGAGGTTCTGCCACAAACCCTGCAAGCCCATCATGGTTCAGCCACTGCATGGCCCACTCACAGAGATCTGCCAGCTTTTGATTGGTCACAACATGATCTAGACCAGCAGCAGGGTTATAGAACAAACAGTGTGTGAGATTGTGTTCCACAAACGGATCAGCCTCGGCGGGCCATGTGATTTGAGTGAGAGGATTATTCCAGTACATGCTCATACTTAGTAAATATCAACATGGATTACAGTGTTTTGTTCAATCAGACTTTGCGCAGTGTGGGCTTTGACGACTTGCATTGTGTGTACAACTGCTACGATGTCCCAGTTGATCCCGATTCGGGATGGCCGCTCAAACTGCCTGATATTGAGTTTGGGCCCAGGACCCTGTTGTTGTTGCACTTTCAAGATTTTGTCAACATCCGGGATGGCCGAGTGCTGGAACTGGAACAGGTCGAAGCCCGTTACGGTGCCAATTGTGACCGCGTGGTAGTGACTTATTGGAATCATGGCCTGGACAAAATTTATTCAGGGCCTGTGCGTCTTGTGGAGTTCAGCAATCACAACTATGACATCTGCCTGGCCCTGCACCGAAGAAGTGCAGAATGGCTACCGGCCATGCAACCTCAACGTGAACAAGCCTGGCAATGTCTCAACGGAAGAACCTGCAGACATCGACAACGTGCCTACTGGGCCTTGAGAGATCTTCCCAATGGCACAGTCACTTATGGCACCGAACGTCCCTTGAGCCACTGGAATTACAGTTGTTATCGTGGCACTGAGAATGATGACAATTTCATTGCCTTGTCTTGGTTGTATGGTCACAATGCGGTGAACATTGTGACTGAAACCAAGTACGACACAGCCCCGGGCATTGTAACTGAAAAAACCTTGATGGCCATTGCAGCTGGTCAGATCCCCATTGTGATTGGACATCAGGGCATTGTACAACATTGTCGCGAACTGGGGTTTGACATGTTTGATGATTTGGTGGACACCAGTTACGACACCTTGCCCAATGATGTTAGAGTAGAAGAAGCTGTACGTCGAAACCAAGATCTAATTGTGGGCAATCGAGATCTTGTTCCCTATCAAGATCGTATCCGGGCCAATCGTGATTACATGCTGAATGACTGGCCTACCCTGATGGAGTTGAGATTTATTCGCGATTGTGAACGCTTGGCTAGCGACTTATTGCCTGTACAAACCGTTTGATATCACCATAGAGTGCATACATGGTAGCTTCTCGACTGCCAAACAATGTGATGCTGGGAGTTTTTCCTATGCGCAGAAAATACGGGCAAGTAACATGTCTACTCAAGGCAATCAACTGAGCTGGACTGGCCGGTGTGTTGGCTGCTATGCTAAACACATACTTTTCAATTTTTAATTCTTCAAACACATGGTAGCCATGTCGGCTCAATCTCAATCCACCGTCATCTCTAATGTCTTGCCACCAAAGTTCATTGGCAGCCGCCAGTGTTACTTCGTCGCGCTGAGACGCTGGTAATTGATCATAAATGCTTTGAGTCAACTTGGCACGGTTCACAGCAGTGCATCATGCATCATCTGTGTGTGATTTCGTTCCCAAAACAAGCGTTGGTTGTATTTGAGTTTTTCCTGCACAGGTGCGCTCTGTAGTATTTCCAAAGCATCGGGGCGATCACAGAAAGATTTCAAGTTTTGACCAATGTGCATGACTGGACCAATGCCGGCATTCATGTCATCATAACCTTCCTCAAACAGTTCAGGAAAGGTTTGATAACCACATTGTCTCAATGTGTGCAGGCTACCGCGGCACCCATTGATCATGAAAGGCATACCGTACAATATGGGCCTGTAGGTTTTTTCAGTCAAGAATGTGCAATTCCACATGGCGTGATGTGTTTCGTTGACCACTTCAATCATGCACTGGCGATGTAACTCATCAGTATTGAACCACCCCACGTTGTGTGTGTTGTTGTGCCGGTCGTTGCTGTTTAGGTACGTGCCGCTGAGTACCTTGTTTTTTTCCAAGAACAACTTGAAGTCGGGATTGCAACTGATACCATAGTGAAAAACTGATCCCTTGGCCACATAATGATCCCAGGGCAATTGACTGGGGTGAAAAGTGATCAGCCCATCGCCCTGAGTGTCTAGGTATTCAAGATACAATGCCAGCACCAGGCGATGCACACGTATAACACCGCCCAGCAACAAAAACTTACGTGTGCGATCTGAAAAATCTGTGCTGGGAAGATCACGGTTGTGGAAAAATTTCTGTGCTTGTTGTTGAAACATGGCTTCGCAAAACGGATAATAAATCCATTTCACACGCCAGTCTCTGTGCTGGCTCATTTCCAAACTGTTAGTGCCCAAGAGCACCTTGACTGAATTTTCTCTAGTAAGACCTATTCGATTCAATCTAGTACAGAATTGATCTTGCCACTCTTTGAGAGTACGATCATCAAAACTTTCATGCGTGAACACCACTAGTAGATCCAGCATGCCTTCGTTGATTTTGTCTCGAACATCAACCGGGATCACTGACAATGCAGCATGATCCTGCAAGTGATGAATGGTGCCGCAAAACATCAGGTAATGGCCAGGTCGCTTGATATCGGGAGTATACTCACGCACTTCAAAATACTGTTCTGACTCTTGGAACCCCAGCAGCTGATTGACAAACATATCAGTGTTCCACCCATGTGGTTTGGTAGTGGGCCATAGTTTGTAAAACTCATCGGGGCTTTGCCAAGCCATGGTGGCAGGATCCTGGTGTGAATAGATTCGAATCATGGAAAAATAGTATTGCCTTGCTGTAATAAAACCACAGTGAATTTTTCAGTTTTGAATTGGCTGTTGAGCTTGCGAGCAAGATTCCTGGCATGGCCAGGATTGCTAAAACTAACTTTTTTATACTTGGGACCAGGATACTGCGTGAGCATGTTGGTGGTCTTTAAGTTAATGGGCTTGGAGTCGTAGAACACTGCCCACACACCTTCAGAGGCCAAGACCTGTTCAGTCTTGTAGGTCTGTTTGTTGGTGTGTTCGATTAATATTTGCGGCTTGGGTCTACTCATCATTAACTCCTAGTATTATTTATGTCATTAACTAGGGTTTTTAAAACTACCACCATTGACCACAATCTCCAGGATTTCTTGTGATTCTTGCTGAGATGTTGGCTGGTGTACATTTTGCAAGGCCAACAATAATTTTGTAATGTCTGCATGCAGATCCTTGGCGTCACGCAAGGTCATCACAAAGTCACGTTGACCACGTGCTTCGTGTGATTTGATGGCATCTACAAAACGATTGATGTGCAGGCTCATTCTTTTCTTTCGCCAAACAACTGCAACAGATTCAAGAACAAGTTGATAAAGTTCATGTACAAAGACAATGCGCCTGTTACTTCCACAGCCGGGTTGGTGTCAACACTGACTGCTTCACGAATCTGTTGTGTGTCATAGGCAGTGAGTCCCAGGAAGATAATGATGGCCAGTGCGGAGATCACCATCTGCATCACGGTGCTGCCAATAAAGATGTTTATAATGCTGGCAATCACAATAGCAATCAAGCCCACAAACATCATTTGACCCATTGAGCTTAGATCTTTTTTGGTAAAGTAACCGTAGCCACTCATGACAGCAAATAGGATGGCAGCACCCATAAAGGCCGATACAATACTGCCCATGTTGAACACAGCAAAGATTGTGGCAAAACTCAGGCCCATCAAGGCCGCAAATCCCCATAGACATAACTCTGCCACACGTTTACTGGGATTGTTGCCCAGCACATAACTTATGCCAAAAATTGCTGCCAAAGGTGCAAAGATCACAATCCACTTCAGTACACCAGTAAAGAAGAACTCCAGCAATTCAGGTGTGGTTCCCACAAAGTAACTGACCATCATTGATATGATGACCGCAAAACTCATGTGTCCATACACACGGCCCATGGCCGAGTTGATTTCGCTTGCACTGCGATAGGTCACAGCGTTGTCATTGTAACTTGTTCCAAACATGATTTACTCCTTGGTTAAAAATGTATTTAATACTGGTGCAGTCCAGCCCAAGGGCTTGAGGACTTTGCCATCTTCACGTTTGCGTACCTTGCCTGTTTCCGAATCAATCTTGGCAAAGTTTGTTCGCATGACTTCTTTCCATGCACCTTCGGCATCGGCACCCATGCTGTGGATGGCACCAATTGTGACCACCAAGATATCAATCAAGGCGTCGAGATCACCTTCCATGGTGGTGCTTTCTTCAAGCTCTTTGACTTCTTCTTGGATTAGGTTGTAGTAAAGACGATACTGGTCAATGTTTTCAACGTCTGTGGTTTGATCACAGGCCTTCATGAATTTTTCTTGATCACGAAACGGATTTGTCACGAGCTTCTCCTTCAGTATGAAATGGACCCTGGTATGGGTAACGTTGCAGTGAAATCAACTTGGGGTTTTGAACTGCTTTCCAGTTCTTGTGTTGTTTGACTGTGTACCAGCCTGCGGCATACCAAGACTTGGACTTGGAGTCACGAGTAAACAACGGCAAACGATGTTTGACGTCCCATAGTGGGTTGTAAACACGACCTGATACTTGGTAACCGTGTACATGATTGACTGATTGTTTGACAGGTCTGTTGGCTTTTTCAAATTCAATATTGGCCTCTCGCCCGGCCATTTTGATGGTCTTGTATCTAACCACTTGATCTTGAATACGAACCACTACCCCATCGTCTTCGGCTTCAATCTGCCCAATCTTGCGATCGTCTTTTTTAAGAATCCAAAATCTATTAGCTACCACTGGTAGTGCTTGAATCATCTAATACTCCTTGATATGTTTTGTTGAGCCAGCGTCCAATGGTGTCGGCATGTTCGCTGAGCTTGATTAAATCGTATCGGCCACAGAACTTCATGAAGTGTGCGCCCACCATGCCAATGTCACGATGACTGATTTGTTCACGTATTACTGAATCCACTGTGCGTTTGATGTCATCGGGCTGTGCAGTGAGATCAATCAACACACAATTGCGTTCATAATCTTCCAAGACCTTGTGTTCAGCCTGATTATGGTCCAGCCAACGCTGAAGCATGAGATTGTTCCAGGCATAGCCTTTTCTATCACGATCTTCAAACGCTTCTGTGAGTCCCACTTGATTTTTTGTGCCCTTGACTCGTACACCTGGATAGGCCGAGAACACATTGTCACCAGGATCGCCGCGCATGCATTTCATGAACAGCACCCATTTCTGATAGTTGGCAGGAGTTTCAAAATCTGCATTGGCCTTGCCTACCTTGATCTTGCTGTTGCTTTCAATAGAGAATGCCAACTTGCGACCTTTGTCGTCAAACACGCCATCTGGTGTAAACAAGTGATCATTGATACCATTGAATAATTGCACATTGGGCGCGACCAGTTGCACAAAATCAGAGTCACTGCTGACAATAACATGTTCATCTTGGGGGTGCAGGGCAATCCATCGAGCAATCAAATCATCAGCTTCAGCTGTGGCACAACGGAGCACACTGCAATTTGTTTTGGTAGACAAATATTTAGTCAGCTCATCATAGGTCTCCCAAAACAGTTTGTCCTCTTCTGCTTCGGTTTCGCTCATGGTCTGCCGGGCCACTGTGCGATTCTTCTTGTAGGGTTCATAGTGATCTTTGCGCCAGCTGCGCCCCTCTAGACAGAAAACCACGTGATCTGCACCAAATTTTCTAGCAACTTTGTTGGCGCTCATCATGGTCAGATGTATAGCAAAGCCCAATTTGGTCCATGTGTCACTGGCTCTATGTGCCTGATGGCGGGCACGAAAGAACATGTTACTAGTATCAATCAACAGATATTTCATTTAGTGGCTCAAGAATGTGGTTGCTATTGATGTATTGTAACACATTTGTGGCCCAAAGTCTATGGCTTTTGGCATCAAAATGGTAACTTTGGGGAGTTGCGCGAGTTCCTCCGTGGGCCAGCAACCAATTGTAGTAACACCCATCTGTGCTGTAGGGACTAATGTAATGCTTCCCCCAAAAGTGCTGGGATTGGATATTATCAAATGTGCTGTGTCCATTAAAAAACAAATGGCGAATCTTTTTGTCAACCAGTTCCTGATGCAAAGCCCAAATTTCTTCATGTGCTTGTTGGGTTCGCTGATCCCAATCAATGTCAATGATATACTGTTGATATCGTGTTTGCAGTTCTTTGGGCACCCAATCCAATCCAGATGCATTGACCTGATACCAAGAGTCTTGATAGAGCCATTCTTCTCTCTCCCATGTGGTCCATTGCAACACAATTAGAGTTTGATCCAACAATGATGGATTTTGGGTGATCCAGTCTTGTGTGGTGCGGATTATTCTAGCGTTGCTGCCACCAGACTCTGCGTTGCAGATTAATTTCATGCCTAGGTCATGTGCCACATGTGTACACCACGAAGCTGCAAGATTTATGGGATGTGGTCTGCGATCTATTCCGTGTTTCCCGTCATCCACAGCAAAACAATCAGGAACCACAGCTTCGGCAGCCGCTGTGTGGCTACATCCGTTGGCATACAGTATCATGATATCAAGTTGTTTTCAATAAGGGGTTTTAACACCTGTGCCCAGCCAACATGCGCATCTTTGCCAAAATGCCCCCATTCATCATGCGGGAATTCTTGATCCAAGCACCAACGGCAAAATTGAGCATCACTGGTGTTATGACCATATGGACGATAATAACTGAGGCCCCAGTCATATTCTTGAAATCTGCCATATGGTTCAAATGTTTGTGCAGTGTTAAAGAACAAGTGCTTGACGTTGTGCTGATTCAACCACTCATGAAATTTGATCAAGGTGGCATGATGCTGTTCCTGGATGTGATAATATTTCATTGATCCAACCCCCCAGTCAATTACCCACTGTCGATATCTTGCTTGCATGACAGCTGGCAAGTGTTCATATCCACTGGAGTTTATGGGCCACCAATGTCCGTGGTTGTCTATCCACTCTTCTCGCTCAAAGCTGGGCATGCCAATTAGTGCAAATACTTTTCCATGAGTTTGATAAACAAATTGTTTGGTGGTTCTGATTGTTCGAGCAATACTGCCACCCGATCTTGCCTGGCACACCAGATCCATGCCCAGGTCACGTGCCAGTACTGCACCGTAACTGTGCGGCAAATTGTCTGGATGTGGTGCTTCATCTATGTCGTGAAACTTGGGATCATTTGTGGTCATGCCGGCGATGTTGCCGGTGCCATGGCCCAGGCTGTGACTATCACCATTTACATACAATATCATCGTTGTAACAATACTTTTTCTGTTTCGGCAGCTACCACACGCTTGCGTAGACTTGAACTGGAGAACGAATGATCTCTGCCATTAAACACTAGTTCAATGTTTCGTATGTAACATTCGTGTTGGCCACTAAATTCTTTGCCTTCATACTCTACACCAAGGATGCGCACATCCACTGGGAGAATAAGTAGTAGGTCAACAAGATCCTGTTCGGTTTGGTATACCACAA